TCAGTTGGAGTTCCTGCGATGTCGCAGATGCCTCTTTGAATGTCAAACCCTCATTTAATACGACGATATTTTCAGAAGAGTTCGAGTACATACGCGAGTATGCCTCTTTTATCTTCTGCATTTTGTCTTTTTCGATGCGCCCTTGTGTCTGCAAGTATCCTTTTTTCACGCCTCCGCGCTTTGCATACCACTTTTCAAACTCCTGCGATGCCGCAACGATCTCAAAAAGGATAGGGGAGTCTGCGATGATTGACTTTCCGGAGTAGCCGTTCTCGGTATTTCTTAAAAGTTTAATAAACTTATAACTTTCATACGGCTTTCCATCAACCAAGACCTCATACGCCTTCATAATCGGGTCATTGTTGTTAAGGAACGAGATATGATTGCAAGCAACATAGTGAATGCCCTTGACTGACCCCTCGCCCTTGCGAATATAGGCATAACCGCCTTTTCCGAGGAGCATATCAACAACCATCGCCCGTTTTAACTGATAACCCGTCAGTGTATCGCCCGTTTCGCCGTTCAGACGCTCGGTGCGGATGTCATCTATCTCTTTAACTGTGTCGCCATCTCTCTGATAGAGTTTGACATCCAGGCTCGCCACTGTGTCAGCGATACGATTGACGCAGGCCGCCACCGCAGGGATGCTCATCGCCATCTTGCGTGTGACAACCTCGTCGCCGAGTAACGCTTGAAGGAGTAAGTCCTCTGCCTCGTCGTTTCGAGTCTCAACTTTTTTTCTGAATAGTCCCATCAGAACACCTCACAGATAAAATCGTTTCCGTAAACCTCTTCTTGATAAACCAAAAAAGTCGCATTTATCAACGCGACCACCATATCAACCTTGCCGGTTGACTTTTTCTTATTCACATACCTATTTTTGTTTGTATCATAGGTACATCTTGCATTTTCAAAGTTCATAAGGAGCAAGTCGTTCTTCGTGTACTGGAAGTACCCGTCCTCAATCTTCTCGGTCAGATACTTTGTAGCCGGGTGCAATGTGTCGGAGTGCTGCCGGATCTCGATCGTCTGTATTCCGTAGTCCTTTTCCCACTTCTGCGCGCTTGATATCGCATTGTATCTGTCATACCCGATCTGAACTACCTTGCATCCGAAACGCTCCTCAATGGAGCCGACAAACTCCTCGACGACTGAATAATCGATGACCATATCGCCGCACGCGATACATTTGCCCGATTGTATGAAGTCCTCGTAGTGTATGCGCTCGAACTTGTTCTTTTCCTCGACGCGTCCCTCCGGTATAAAGGCGAACACATCCGCGATGAGGTTGCCGTCATCGTCAAGGCAGGCCATCGCGACCGCCGTGTTGTCATTTGTCTGCGACAAGTCGACTCCGACATAAACCTCGCGCCCATTCCAGTCGATTTCTTCAACCTCGCACGCCTTGACCACATCGGGCGAGATAAACGACTCACTCGCTGCGCCCTGGTATGCGATGTTGCAGTGCTTTGTGAGGAAGTTCTCTCGAAGGAGTTCCCTCTCAATCGCCTGCGTGCGCTTTTTTACAAGGTCGAGCCATATTTCCTCGGATTCGAGTGCGACTGGGTTCCCTTGTTGTAAAACAAGGTCGTCTGTCGCCCAGGCTTTCGGATCATCCGGCTCGTAAAGGAGCGCAAACACCGTGTCATCCTCAACCAATCCGTCAAGCACCTTTTTCGCATAAGCGACCTCATCCTCGAAAGGATTCGTAAGCGACGGATATTTCGTCGATATGATGCACCCAAGTTTGTTTTTTATGTTCAACTGACCGGAACGCATCGCCTCGATTGCGTAGTTATTCGGGAGTGCACCGACCTCATCCGCTAAAAATGCGGCAGGTAAACGCCCATCAAACCTTGAATTGCTATAATTCAAAGGTGTATATTTGACATCCGTGACATCGCATTTGATGTAGTCACGGAGTATCTTCCAAGCCTCGCGCCCGTTGTCCTCCAAGTAATACACATCGGGGGATGATTTGAGCGTCGTATCAATCGCATCCTTGACCTCTTTTGATAAGGCCCCATCGGGTGCAACCGAATATATCTTTGAGAACCTCGGCTCTGTCAACATCAGCAGGATAAATACTGTGCCGACTGTGTATGTCTTGAAGTTCTTTCGGCAGATTTCAAGGAGCGCGGTCTGATATCTCCGCAGATCCGGATCATTGCGATGGACGACACATAAAACCGATGTATAAAAAAGCCATTGATACTCGGTCGTGCATTCCATCAAGGTCTGCCCTGCCTTTATACCGAGGGGCATATTGAGACAACTCATCAGCGATTCCACGACGGCAAGTTTTTTCTTGCTGACCATATATTTTTTATCTTTGCCATCAGCGATCTTGATAAACTCCCTGCATTGTTTAATCACATAAGCAGGAGCCTTTGTTTTCTTGCCGTAGCAGTCCGTGAGTTTCCCCGAAACGACCTTTTTTGCATAGTCATACGCTCTCACTAAACTCACCCCTTAACGCTCGGAGCAGTTTGCTTTCGTGTTTCCCCTCTGTGTTCTCTTTCTGATCCTCGCGGAACGCCTTGATGATCTTGATGAGGGTTGCGACTGTCCGATCCATCGCGGCAGATATCTGTGTCAGTTCCTTGATCGCCGGGTGCGTATATACGTTCTCGCGCCCTTTGACATACTCTTTCGAGACAAGCATACCATCCTTTTTGATGGTCTTTTCAAGTTCCGTGAAAACGTGTAACTGTGTCTCGTACCGCTTGAAAGTGGTCGTGAAAAAGAAATTGTTCTCGACACCGCCCTCTTGAGCGATGCGCAGGATTTCCTCTGCCTGCTCTTGTATTGTCATTTTCGTATCACTCATAATTTTACCGCCTTTTCTCCAGTGAGGTTTTGCCACCGTTCGATAATAACATCCACATAATGCGGATCAAGTTCGCACATATAGCATTTGCGGTTGGTCTGTTCGCAGGCGATCAGCGTGCTGCCACTACCGCCAAAAACATCCAGTACAATCTCGCCCTCTCGGCTGCTCGATTTTATCGCCCTTGAACACAACGCGATCGGTTTTGGTGTTGCGTGGCCTCCAGTTTGTTTTCGTTCTTCTTGACTTGTCCTGTCGAAGTGCCATACATTATTCATATTGTCGTGCGTGTTGTCAAAGTATGCCCTTGTCTTGTACCACTCCTCACGGATGCGGTCATACTCCTCACGGATGCGGTCATACTCCTCACGGGATATTCTGCCACTCGAAAGGCAATTCTCGCAGAATGTGTTGTATCTATCTACCGCAGGAAATTCCCATTGAGATTTCGCAAACCAATGGGAGCAGGTCGTCGCACCTGCATACTTGATAACCTCGTCTGTGTTCATTTTTAGGCTATCTCTAATTGCGATCAGCGATGTCCTTATCGGCTCAAACCCGTCCCAGTAGTCCTCCTCGGTTTCTCCATAGGTCTGCCTTCCCATCATAACAAAGAGGCATTTTTCATCCGCAACTGCGTACATTCTTTTTGTTGAATCGAGTTGCCCTTGCCCATTTCCTTTATCCCAAGTGATAAGATTTCTAAATGTGAGTTTATCTTGCCCCTTTCGTTTCTTCATCGGCCGTAGGATCTCACTGTATATATCCATCAGCGGCTCATCGATGCCCCAACAGTACCAAGAGCCGTTTCCTTTTAGCGCGTCAAAAGTTAGTGGCACCCATTTGCGGTTAAAATCGAGTAAATCATCATAGTTGAGATTGTCGTTCAATACTCCGTCTTTCTCTTTTTTCATTCCATACGGAGGATCGGTAAAGACCATATCAGCCTGCGCCCCACCCATCAGATTTTTGATGACATCGGGATCTGTACTGTCGCCACATATCAGTCGGTGTTCTCCGAGTTGATATATCTCGCCCTCTTTCGCAGTCGGTTCTTCGGGAACCGGAGGAACATCATCCTCCTGCACCTCGTAGTCGTCGGATGAACTCAAACCCGAAAAGTCAAAATCAAGGTCGAATCCCTCAAAATCAACCTCGGACAGTCCGTCGAGTTTTATCATCTCCATATCCCACGCGGATTCGTTCAGTTTGTTATCGAGAAACCGCAGGCGATTTGCCTCCTCCGGTGTGATATCGTCCATCTTTACGACCGGCACATTTTTCAGTCCGAGCCGTTTGCAGGCAAGAGCGCGGCAGTGTCCGATGATGATGTTGTTGTCCCCATCAATGACGATGGGTTGCACCATCCCGAACTCTTCGATGCTCTTCGCGACATTTGCGACCTGCGTTTCGTCGTGTACCTTTGCATTCCGCTCATACGGGATGAGGGAATCAAGGCTCATCTCTTCGGTTTTCATTGTGGTTGCTCTCTCTTTCCAAAAAATGATTGTAAAAATCAAAATCGGTGTAAATTATGG